CGGCGGTGCTCCGCTACGAGAGCGACCCGAACGCCTGCACCGAAGGCCCGTGTGAGCTGGGCATAGACGTTGCCCGCTACGGCGATGATGAAACTTGTTTTGCGGTCCGCAAGGGCGGGCGCGTAGTTGTGCTTGAGCCGCACCGGGGCTGGAGCACCACGCAGACGGCGGGGCGGGCCATACAGCTTGCCCGTGAGTATAGCTGCAGCACGATCCGGGTTGATGATACAGGCGTCGGCGGCGGCGTGACCGACAACCTCACATCCGCACAAGGGCTGGGCGAGTTTACGGACAACTGCGCCGTCCTGCCGATGAACTTCGGCGGTGAGGGCGACGACGACTACCACAACGCGGTGGCGGTCTGGTATGGCGTGATGAAAGACCTGCTGAAGTCGGGCGAGATGGCCTTGCCGCCTGACGATGATCTCGTCGGTCAACTGTCCACCCGCAAGTATGAATTGACCTCTAAGGGCAGGCTGGCCATCGAACGCAAAGAAGATATGAAAAAGCGCGGCCTGCCAAGCCCCGACCGGGCCGAGGCCGTGGCGTTGGCGTTTGCGGCTGGGGTAGTGGTGGCGGATTATAAGGGCATCCGGACGAGCGGCAGGCGGGAAAGTCTGCAGGGATGGAGTTAGTTTGAAGATTTTCGGGCGCGACATAACCTTGTTTGCCTCCAAGCCGTCGGCAAAGATGGACGGCGGGCTTGTAGCTCCTGATATGGAGCAGCGCGTCCGGCGCGTCAACGACTCCGAGGCGCAGGCCTATCGTTACACCACTACGAACGCGGACGTCGACACGGTGCTGGCGGCCAAGGGCCTCCGAATGTACACCCGCGACATGATGGCCGATGACCAGGTGAAATCCTGCGTCAAGATCAAAACGCTTGGCGTCCTGGTGGGCGGCTACAGTGTGCAGCCAGCCGTAGGCGAAGACGAGGACGGATACGAGGAAGCGCAGGACATTGCGGACTTTGTCGACTACTGCCTGCGTGAGATGACCGGATCTATAGAGGCCGTGTTGTCTAACATAGCGTGGGCGATGGTGCCCGGCTTCTCCGTGAACGAGATCAACTGGCGCATATTCGAGGACGGCGAATATAAAGGCAAGATCGGGCTCGACAGCATCCGACCTAAGCCGTCCGACAGTTTCACCTTCGATATGGATGCCTATGGCGACGTGCACGGGCTGTTTCAATGGGTGGGCCAAGGCCAGCCCGTTCCGGTCCCGCTCGACAAGATCCTCCTCTTCAGCTACGACGACCAGCGCACCGGACTGCCTCAGGGCGTCAGTGACCTCCGCGCCGCATACCAGCATTACTGGAGCAAGCAGGGGCTGATGAAGTGGCGCAACGTGGGCGCTGAGAAGCACGGCGTGCCTATGGTGCTGGGCCGCTACCCCGTCAATATGCCCAAACGACAGCAAGACGAGCTGCTGAACGCGCTGAAAAGCGTGCAGACCGACGCGGCCATCATCGTGCCCCAGGGCGTGGAGGTCGAGTTCATGGCGGTCAGCCAGTCGTCGATGTTTGACTTCAACGGCGCAATCGACAACTGCAACAAGGGCATTGCCCGCGGTATATTCGGTCAGGTGCTTGCGACTGACGAGGGCAGCGACGGCGGCGGCTCGTACGCACAAGCGAAGATCCACAAGGGCATACTCGGGATGCACCTGGACGGACTCAGGCGTGAGATCGCCGAGGAAGTGCTCCGGGAACAGCTCATCAAACGGCTCGTCAACTACAATTTCCAGACAACGCTATACCCGGACATCATCCTGGCGCCGCCCGACGACCGCGACCTTGAGAGCTTAGCGCGAATAATGGACGTGCTCTTGAAGGGCGGCGTGGTCGATCCGCGCGAGCCGTTTATCCGTGAGGAGTTCGGATTCCCGCCCAAACCCGAGGAGCTTGAGCAGGCGTCGCCCGAAATGGCTGCTGCAGGGGACGCGGCAGAGCAGTCCGGGGATGGGCAGGACGGACTCCTCACGGATGGGGAAGAGGAAAAGCCGGAGGCGGCGCGGAAGCAGGAAGCGACGGCGAAAGGCCAGAAGTGATCACCAGGCAGCAGATCATAACCTTCGCGGCCTCACCGGGGGCTGCAGGGCGACGGGGGGCGAAGCCTGCATCCAAGGCGGGCGCCGTCACTGCCGGGGTTAGAGTCGTGCTTCGTAAGAAGACGACCTCGCGGCTGTGGGCAGAGAGGGTGAAGAAGGCGTACGAGGGAACCAAGCGAGCGGCGGCCACCGCTACGCGGGAGGGTGTTGACAGGGCCTTTGCGATGCTGCACGGTCGCGCGAAGGCCGAGATCAAACTTGCGGCGGAACAACTGTCCAGTGGTGCCATCCGCCCGGCGGCCTTCGAGTGGCAGATGCAGATGGCGCTGCGGAACGCCTACGACGAAGCGTTCGCGCTCGGCAAGGCCAAGGCAACGGGCGCGTGGGCTGAACTGAGCACGCCTGATCTGGCGGCCGCGCGGCAGATGTACCGTCAAGAGCGAGTATTCCTTCGCGGCTTCCTAGCTGACATCCGAGGCAAATACAAAGACCTCTCACCGGAGCTGCGGTCCGCGCGGATCGCGTGGCGGGCGCAGATGTATGCCGATGCGCTGGTAGGGGTGGCCAACCGGGGATTTGTGCTTTCGAGCCCGCCCGGCCAGATGGTGCGTTGGGTAATGAGCGAGGCGGAGCACTGCGAAACCTGCATCGAAGAAGCCGGCCGCGGCTGGCGCCCGATGAACGACCTGACCCGCATCCCCGGAGATGGAAGTACGGCCTGCGTCACTAATTGTAAGTGTTTTCTGGAGTGCAAGGATGGACTGACAGGGATTCCGCCTGTTGAGCCGTCCGTCATGGAGGAGCCGGACGGGGGTGGTGTGGAATAGACACACCAGACAAGGCCGGCGGCTGGCTCGATTGCGATTTCGAGGACGTGTACGACGCTGACCGATGGGTTAGCGCCCCGGGCCATCGCATCCGCCGGGCTATGAGGAGCACATCATGGAACCTTTACGGACAGACGTTGGGCTGGCGCAGGGACTTAGCTGCCTCGGCACACTGCTGACATTCGCGGGGTGCGGCGCCTTCCTGTATTTCATACCGGACTTCGGCACCGTGGTTAAGCTGAGCCTCCTGTGGACGGCGGGCTGCGTTGCATTCGTGGTCTGGCTCGCGCTGAAGTCGTGAGGCGAGGCCAGTGCAACCGCTGTGGCGATTGTTGCCGCCGGCTGTTCCGGGTGCAACTGCCCAACACTACCGAGGCCCGACAGTGGTTGGCCGCGCGAGGCGTCGAAATAGAATCCGCTGACGCCGAGCGGGTGCACATTGCCGTGGATCAAACCTGTCCGCACCTGGAGATGTGCGGCGCGGTCGCTACCTGCGCCCTGCACGCGGCGGGGGTCAAGCCCACGCTTTGCGAATGCGGGCCTGAGCAGCCAGCGGATCTGATGCCCGGCTGTGGCTACTGGTTCGAACCTGAGGTAGCGACCAACTGACATAAACTGACACAACAGCATACACACTGATAGAAGCCTTCCGGCTAGACCGGAGGGCTTTTTTGTTAGGCTGAGACAAAGGAGGATTTGCATGCCTGATCTAGCCCCAAAGGTTCATTTGAGCGAGCAGGACACGGCAGTGGCGTTTTCTGTTGGCCTCTCCACGGTCATCCAATCGGTCGGCGATGCTGTTCGCAAGAAGCTCCAGGCTATGGCAAAGGCTACTGGCGCGCCGGAGTATCCGGACTATCCGATGACAGATGTCTACAAAGATTACGTCGTAGTCTCGCTCAATGGCCATGTGATGGAGATGCCCTGGGATTGGAACGGCGGCGACATTAAGGTCGGCGAGCCTAGGGTAGCACCGATCCCGTTTTCTGAGGACCTGGTGGTGCGGGATGCCAAGCTGTTCGAGGCCGGGAGTTACCCCGACAAGGGTGTCGAGGTCTCGGAGGCCGACCTGGACGTGATGGTGGCTAACCATCCGGTTGGAGGCGTGCCGATCAGAATCGAGCACACGGACAGCCCGTTCAAGCTCGGCGTGGTTCAGTCCATCTACCGCGCTGGCCGCGACCTGCTCGGCAAGCTCGCGTTCTCGCCCGCCGCGTGGGCGCTGATCGACCAGCAAGACGCCAAGAAGCTCAGCGTCGGGGTGCGCCGCGACCGGTCCGGGATCACTGAGGTGAGCCTGGTGACGGTGCCGCGCATCGCCAGCGCACAGGTGTTCGCGGATACGGACGCCTGCTACATGTTTTCAGCAGACATACCAGCGACCGGCAACGCTGCTGAATCCACGACAACCGCCGGTCAGGAAGTTCCGCCGCCTGGTGGGGCGGCCGAGGAGGTGAATCTATTGCCAGAAACCACGCCCACAGATGGGGCAAAACCCGAGATCAAGATGAGTCTCCAGGAGGCCATCGAGGTCGTGGATGAGGCGGCGGCCAGCCAGGACGCCGCGGCCGGGGTCGTCAAAGCGAGGCTTGAGCAGGCCGCGTTTTTCAAAGAGCAGAACGACCGCATGGTCTTCCAGGGTGTGCAGCAGGATGAGGCGACTCGCCACCTGCGGCGCATGCGCTGCGACCAGTTGGTCGCTGACTTCAAGCGGGCCGGGAAGATCGTTCCGGCGGCAGAGGCATACGCCATCGCGCTGATGAAGGATATGCCGCTCGTTTCCACATTCGCAGATCCGGCGCACGTCATCACCTTCGCAGACGCGGAGGGCAAGGAGCAGAAGGCAGATTACGGCGAAATCTTCGTCAAGTTCCTCGAAGCTATGGCGCCGGCGCTGGAGTTCCGCAGTCTGCTCAGGCAGGCCAGTGAGGACGGCGCGCAGTTCTCAGCGGAGCAGATCGAAGCGGCGCGCAGGATCGGCGGCGATGAGGCGGTCGCTGCTATGAAGAAGTACGCCAACCAGTAAAGGAGGTAACATCCGATGGGTTACGCAAACGTAACAGCCGCCCGAGATCAGGGCGTGTCAGTAGGGGATGTTATTTCCCTGCTGATGGACGCAGTAGCGATCTACAAAGGGTCGCTCGTGTATGCCGACGCCAGCGCCGGCTATTGCACATATACTCCTACGGCCTCGCGCCCGTTCTTCGGGGTGGCGTATGAGACCGTTGACAACAGTGCGGGCAGTGCCGGAGACCTCGCTATCAGAGTGTGGGCGACCGGCGTACACAACTTTATCGCTGCCTCTGCCGACCAGACTTGGATCGGCAAGGAAGTCTGGGGGAGCATCGCGGCCAACCCGCAGACGGTAGTTGTTTCCGATCCCGGCGCGGGGGCTGTGGTTGGCCGCGTGGTCGAGGTCGTGAGTGCCACTGAGGTGCGTGTCAAGATCGACGGATACGCGCTGAAGACGGACGTTGACGCAAGCTAAGGGGGTGATCTAATTGCCAGTTACACAGAATGACATGGGGAACCTGCTGATGCCCGCCGTGAAAGGCGTGTTCATGCAGGCCTATTACGAGGACGTCGCGTCTCAGTGGCAGCAGATCGCCGTTGAGGTGCCGTCCACGTCCGACCAGGAACGCTACGGTTGGCTCGGCAGCCTGCCGGGAATGCGTGAGTGGGTTGATGAGCGCGTGATTAAGGGGCTCGCGGAGTCCGATTACAGTCTCGTCAACAAGAAGTATGAGTCCACCATCGGCGTCGACCGAGACGCCGTTGACGACGACAAGCTGGGCGCACTGAACCTGCGCATCCGCTCGTTTGCCGCCGAGGCCGCAAGCTTCATTGACGAGACCGTCTTTGAGGCGCTTGCGGCCGGCTTCACTGCACTGGCCTACGACGGTGCTGCGTTCTTTGCCAACCGTGGCACGAACCAGAACAACCTGGGCACAACCGCACTCTCTGCGGCCGCGCTCTCGGCTGCTCGGGTGGCCATGCGCAAGTTCGTGAGCGACACAGGCAGGCCGCTCGGGATCAACCCGAACCTGCTCGTGGTGCCGCCGGACCTGGAACAGCTTGCCGAAGAGCTGACTGCCAGCCCGATTGTCGTGGTGCGCAACGAGGACTCCGTGACCGGAACCGTGACGCCGTACAAGAACGTGCTCGCGGGGAAGCTACAGTACATCTGCAGTCCGTGGCTGACGGACACCGACAACTGGTTCCTGGTCGACACGAAGCGACCGCTGAAGCCGATCATCTGGCAGAACCGCCAGGGCGTGGAGTTTACTTCGCGTGAGGCGGACTCGGACACCGGGTTCATGCGCGACCAGTACCTCTACGGAATCAGGATCAGGGGCGTCGCGGGCTACGGCCTGCCGTTCCTGGCCTACGGTTCCAACGTCACCGGCTCCTAAGCCGCGGGCGTGTGTAATACTCCGCCGGGGAGAGGGGCACCCTCCCCGGCGCTATGTGCGGAGGCTTCGCCAGACGATGTACGTAATCACCCCGAAATACCGGAAAGGGCATATGGGCGCGATAGAGCCGACCACGCGCCGGATCGTGCCTTACGGTCAGGATATAACCGTTGAACAGCTGACCCCGGAGACGGAGAAGCTGTTTGACGTGGTGCGGCAGGCGACGTTGTTGAAGCCGCTGAGAGGCAGGCGCGACGATGGCTGAAGTATTGATGGGCATGGACCCGAACGGTGTCTTGCGCGAGATATTGGTAGACACCAGCGGGCAGATAGTCACAACCACGATGACCGATGAGGAGCTGGACGCGTACCCGCGATTCCAGACCGAGGAGGAATAGACTGATGGGCATGCTACTTGGCAAGGACAGCAGCGGCGTGTTGCGCGAGATACTGGTGGACACATCCGGACGCGTGGTCACGGCTGCTCTGGTTGACTCTGACGGCAATCTGCTGGCTGAACTCGCTACCCTGTCAGCAGGCGAGGATCAGGCCGCCAACGTTATGCGCATCGGGCGCCAGGGCACGGCTACGCTGATCACGTTCGCGGATGTGGCCGACACAACAATTGCCGCTGGAGCCTGCTGCGTCGAGCGGGTGGACATCGGCGTGGCGGATGAGGCGATAACGCTGTCCATCTACGATGGGACTGCCGCCGCCGGGACGCTTTTGGCGATCATCGACTGCGGCTCGACTGGGCCTCACGAGTTGGGCTTCGACGTCACAACCTGCCACATCATCGTCTCTGCCGGCGCTGATACGCTTCAGGCAACGATCGTGGTGAGCTAAGGAGTAGTCAATGGCGGATCCTGTGAATGTGCTACCCGGCGGGGATGATATTGTTGTGCCGCTGAATGCCAATCCGACTGGATGGGACAACAGCCAGGGACTGACCTTTCTTGCGCCAACAGAGGCCGAGTTGGTGAACCGACTGCCCCCTATACGCCCAGTGGAGAACGGGCAGCACTGCCTGCGGGTGTGGAAGGACCCGTCAGGTTCCAAGAGGATCGTTTGCACGCTAGGAACTCCGATCCCGGTAGCCTCCGGCGGGGCAATGGATATCCACCTGTTTTACTCGTTCATGTTCCCTATGCCGGATACGGGCACCGTGAGCGCAAAGATCGTACAAATGTGCCTTTTGCGATGCAGCACCAGCACCGGGGAGGCTGCATTTGTTCAGGCTGGGGTGTCAGCGAACCAGGGTGCGGCGGGGATACAGCCGTATTTCTTCAACGAAAGCTACACCGTGTCGAACAACACCTTCAGCCACGACAGATGGCACCAGTTGCACATGAAGATCGCGGTGGCCGCCGACCACACCAGCACCCTAGCAGTATGGATCGATGGTATCCCGGCCACGATGAGCGCCAAGACCAAGACATGGACAGCCGACCTGGATACGGTGATGGTTGGCACACCAAGCACCAATGCCGTCGCTACGTTCTATCTCAAAGACCTTCGGCTAGAATATGGCGATACCGGCTACACGCCTTCCGTGCCGCTGGTAGCCGACTGGGGGAGCCTGGTTGTTCCGCAGACCAATACCAGCGTCAAGATCAAGTCGTTTGCCGCCGCGAACGTCACCGCGACCCTGCATTACGGCGCGGATGATGAATACGGCACAGATGTTGTCTCTGCAGTCGCCGCCAAGGCCCACGAGGCCACCCTGACCGGGCTCGACCCAGCCGTAACCTATCATTACCAGTGGGAGTTTGTGAGTGAGGCAGCGACGGGGGACACCTGGAAGACGGAGGACCGTACCTTCCAACTCAAAGCCGACGCGGTGACCAAGCTGGCCATCGTTTCCGATCCGCAGGGCAGTGGTCAGGGATCGGCGGCAGCTACCCAGTACCTCAACCGCACGGCTGGGATCGACGGGATCATTACGCCGGGCGACATCTGCACCGTTGGCGATTCTCAGGTTCCGGCCAACGACTGGCTGCAGCCCTGGGCACTCCTGGAGGCGCTAGGCAACACTGCGAATAGAAGTGTATGGATTCCCGCCATTGGGAACCACGACACCGATAACTCCGGGGCGCAACCGTATTACAACACGCGGATAATGGGGCTCTTCCCCATCCCGTCTGTCGAAGCAGGGCAGCCCTACTACAGCATCGACTACGGGTACGCCCACTACGCCGTGATTGACACCACTGAGGGGGCTGATGGTGTCTCGATCAGCGCGGCCTGCCTCGCGTGGCTCGAAGCCGACCTGAAGGTAAGTGAGAAGCCGTGGAAGTTCGTTGTTGGTCACAATGGCGGGGTAGATATGATCGGCTATACCGCCACCGTGCCGTGGTTATCGGAAACGTCGAGGCACGCGCTGCACGCCGCAATGCTTGCAGGCAAGGCGCATATGTACATCCACGGCCATAGTCACAACTACGTTCGCTTCATGACCGGCGGGATTCTCTACCTAGGAATGAGCTGCACGGGCACTCCTGGCAATTTTGGGCCGACTGCCCTGGTGGGTGAGGAGGATTATCTGCCCAGTGGTTACGGGACGGTCCCGGCCACCATCAAACTCGGCGCCTACGGGGTTCTGGCGGTTGCGGAGAAGACGCTCGCCATCAACGTCTACCGCGACACCAGTGGCGCACAGATCGACGCCTTTGTGCTTCGGCGGCGTGCAGGTTCTGTCGCTCTAGCGCGGGCAGCAAGGACATAACCAATGAGCTACAACGTCACCAGAGACGATGTGAAGAGCTACTGCGTCATAACGGGCACGAGGTATGACAGCCAGATCAACGCTATCGTCTACTTCTGGCAGAACGCACTTGACGCGATGATCGACACCGCCTACACCGACGGCACGTATGACGCCATACTGACGATGGGCAAGCTGATGGTCATCAGCGGTCACGTAGGGGCTCAACTGCCTGCCGAGGCCACCAGGCAGAACATCAAAAGCAAGAAGCTTGGTGACTACCAGCTCACGTTGCAGGACGCCTCGAAGGGTCCCTCGGGCGCTTCGGGCTCGCAGGCGCTTATTGACCAGGGGTTGGCAATGCTGGCGCCGTACCTGAAGGCCGATGCTACGCCTTACGCCTCCTGCCAGATAGCCTCCAGCACGGTCAACTACGAACGTGAGTTCACTCTGGAGCGCAAGAGTGCCGATGGCACCGTGATTGAAACCGGCTCGATGGAGGACTGGTAGATTGCCGAAGGTCGATTTCTGCATCGCGCCGATAAGCGACCGGCGCTGGCACTATGTAGACCACATGGCGCCCGTCTACCACGCGCTGCCCGAAGAGTCGCGTGGCGAGTTTCACGCCCTGCGGCCGCTGGCCGAATACGCGCGTGACCGCTACGGCATACCTGCGACCGCCTACCCCGACCGATGGACAATGGTCAAGGCGCTGATCGGGCACCTGGTGAAGCCGCTGACCGTGGTATGCGGCCACGCCGACCCGGGATGGCTCGACAACACCAGCCGCCCGAACGTCATTATGATGCACGGTGTAGGGTTCACGCCGCCGGCGGGCAGCGTGCATCCGAGTTACCCCGGCACCAAAAGCCACCGCACTAAGACCCGCCTGATGCTGGCCACAAACGAGCGGATAGCCGAGATCGAGCGCGGGGCGCTGCCTCACATCCCTATCGTGTCGGTGGGCTGTCCTAAACTCGACAAGTGGCACGGGATCACCCGCAGCCGCAAACCAGGGGAGAAGCCGACCATCGCGCTGGCGTGGCATTGGGATTGCAGGGTGGCGCCGGAGATGCGTACCGCGTTCTATGAATACGCCGCCGCGCTGTCGGAGTTGATGGAGCAGTATACCGTGCTGGGGCACGGGCACCCGCTGATCATTGAGGAGCTGCGCCCGCACTATGACAAGCTGGGCATCGAGGTCGTGAGCGACCTGGAGGAAGTTTTCGAACGCGCGGACCTGATGGCAGCCGACGGCACGAGCGCTATATACGAGTTCGCGGCGCTCGGCCGCCCGGTAGTGAGTCTGAACGGCGCAGGGACAACCGGCAAGGGGTTGGGCGGGATGTGGACAGAGCGGGAACTGCTCGGGCCGGTATGCCACGGCAAGGAGAACCTACTGCCGACCATCGCCCGTGCGCTTGAGGATTCAGCGCCGCTTCCGGAGAACCGGAAACGCGCCTCCGAGACCTGCTACGGTCAACTAGACGGCAAAGCGTCCGAACGCGCTGCAGCGGCTATCCTGGGCACGTTGGCGGGCATTGTGGCCCCAAGCGCCCCGAGGCGGATCATTCACGTGCCGACGCCGACGACGGTGCGGCTGAAACCACAGGCGCCGAGCAGCAGGGAGGCTGAGCGTGAGTATTGGCTGGCCGGTATGGGCTGGAAGCTGCCCCGTAGCGCCATGAACCC